TTGAGCCGCTTCAAAGTCATATTTGAGGCGGCTTTTTTCTTTCTGCAAATTGTCAAATGTTTCAAAAAATGGTTTAACAAACTTATTATTTTTTTTATAATGCGTTAATATCAGTGGGCCTAATACCCACATCTTTTGGTCATCACCTTCTGCCAGAAGTTTTATTTTTTCGTCAAATATTCTGCGCTCATTTCCATAATTTGAAGTTTCTAAATTAAACCACGCTCCAAACATTAAAATATAATCGTTTTGTTTAACAACAAAATTTGTCAAAACCATTCTATCACAGTCAATAAAGCCATCGTTTTTTAAAATATTTATTATTTCTAACGAACTCATGTTATCCTTGATACCCTATGCTTTTTGCCTCATCTGGTGTAACTATAACCTTATCTAAACTACGACCATCAGGCCATTTTTTGTACCCCTTGTCTTGCAAGTAGTTTACTAAATCATCTTTTTCATCACGCCTTACAACAAAAAATTCTAAATCTTCAAAAACCGACAGTCCATCTTTGAAAATTATTTCGTTGTTACCTTGGCTTTCTGCGTGTTGTTTAAACGCTTTCAGATCAACAGCCCTTTCTTGCAAAGCCACATCCCAATCACCAAGATTTCTAAATTGTTTTGACACACCAGCACCAGTTGAGAAACGCTGGGAACCATAATAATCGCTATCAAAAGACATTGCATCTAGCCTTTTCACATGACGCTTTGTTTTCCAAACCAAACCAAGTCTCCCTACTTTTTCCTTTTCTCTTAATCGTGCAAATACATACCCTGCGCCACCTGTTTCGGTATCTCGTACCTCCGAACCCCCATGTTTCCCAAAGGCAATTCCTCGCCTCATGCGATCTGTTGTAGCCGCAAGCTGACCACCGCCACCGACAATTGCTTTAAAACTCTCAGCCTGTGTACCTCTGTCTTTTCCATATTCTAAATCATGGTAGATATAATGATCTTTATAAAAATTTTCCCATGCTGGCCCTTCAAATGCTGGGTTTAATTGCAATGATTTCCCATGCCCAAACTGTTGAAATTCTCCAACAGGATTATACATTGGCAAAGCTGTAATATCCTTGACATCAGCCGCATTTGAACTCAAACTTTTTAACTCTTTAATTCTTTCGTTTTGCGACCCAATTTTAGAAATACGCTGAATTTCTTCTTTAAAGGCTAAAGCAAAAAGGTCAGTGGCTTGATCGTCCCTTTTTACTCCACTAAAATGATAAAATATCTTTGTTAAATACAACTCCTCACGATCCATTGCTGTTGACCTTGATGCGTCAATTCCAAGCCCTTCTAAAGTATTAAAACCTTTCTTTACCGCAGTTGCTGAAGTACCATCAATTTCTATTTCCATTCGACCAATGAGGGCGGCACGACTATCTTTTTCGCCATCAGGAAAATAGCGAATATTTACACCATCAATCCTTGCCTCGTAAACAGTACCAAGTGCATCAAACTTTTCGCCAGATTGTTCTGCATAGCTGTCTCTAAATGAAGATTTAAAAAATTTGGCGTTTCCCTTGTCTTTCCACTCTATTCCTTTTGAGTTTATTTTTGATTCTGGTATTTGGTCTATATCTTCCAAATCTTCGAATTTATACCAAAACAAATCATCATTTTTTTTCTTTTTTTGACCTATTTTGTAATCATCTAAAAAACTCGTTAATTTTTTTTGTGGGTATCCAATTAATTTTATAAAGTTCTTATAATCATCTTCTTTTATCTTTTTATTTTGAAAAAGTTTTAATAATTCCAACTGCTTTTTTTCTATAAGTTCGATAGCATTTTTCGCTCTTACAAAATCAGTTTCACGGAAAGCATTACCCTCATTTGCCTGTTTCATAATGCCACGAATTGCGGTTGTAATTGTGTTTGTTAAATCACCCAATGATATTGGGGCTAAAGCATCTTGTTTAATCAATATAGTTTTTTGTAATTTCTGCATAGCGTCAGGCCGCAAGCGTAAATTTAACTGAGTTACGCCTTTTCCATTACGCTTTAAATAACTTGCCCTTATTTCGTGATCTTCAATATCACCTTTGTCAGAAGTCATAATGTAACCGTTGACACGGCTTTCCTTAATAAGTTGTTCCTCTTGCTTTGTCACGCGCTCCAGTGGTGAGCGTTTGACCTTTTTGTTATACTTTGCAAGCTGTTTGGCATAAGTCGCTTGTAGCACGTTCTTACGGCCTATAAGCACTTCAGCCAGATCATCGGCATCATCGCCCATTGTGTCTTTTACAAGCCGCCGAATATCATCATCACTAATTGCAACAATACGCGCCACACCAGCCACAATTTGATCTTCGCTTATATCCCCAAAGACCTCGCCAGAATTATAGCTATTAAATCTCAGGCTATCTAACTCTGGTATTTCAGAAGCAGAAAACGCCTTGCGCCCACCCTGCGCCCTAAAAAACAACGTGCCGCCAGTATCAATACGGAAGCTAGAACCATCTGGCATCTTTTTTAAATTTAGTTGTTTTGGCCCACCGTTGCCGACCACATCCCAATTAGCCAACCAAGCATCAGCCGCAAAACCATCTTTAGCCCCCGATAGTGCGCCCATTTGAGAAGTGTCAATATCTTCTATTTCTTCGATTGCGCTGGTAACGCCAAGCCGCCCTGATACATCACGATCTCCAATCTTACCTGTCAATTTTATAGAGTTTACGTTTGCTACTTTAACGCCAGCCGCTTGATATAGCTTTGAAGATAAAACCTCTACTTTTGCCATCACTTCTGTATCAGGTGCTTTTACATAAAACTTACTGCCATCAACCTTGCTTTTAAATAAGCCGCCAGTGTTTGAACCGTCTTGATCTCCAATCTGTTCCAAATCATCGAACAGAACACCCTCGTCTGCGCGTTGTGTGGCCTTCTGGGTGACAATAGCCGCTGCATCATCATCTAACTGCTTGGCGGTCTTTCCAGCACTAGCGGCCTCTTTTAGAAGGTCTTGGTCTGCTGGATCAAGATCATCGAATATTTGCTGTTCTTTTGGCGATAACTTTTTGTTGGTTTTAAATTTTTCTTTAATTTTCTTTTTAAATGTTCCTAATTGCCCTGCAAAAACCATTGCATTTTTTTCAGCTTCAACCATAGCGACTTGATCTGATAAACTTTTGCCAACAAAGGCACCTTTTTTATCTAATTTATCAAAAGCCTTTTTATGCGTTGCAAAACCTTTACTGCCGCTGTTATATTTTGAAAGTTTTGCAAGATTATCTTTTTCTAATTGATTTTTTTCAGCTAATAACTTTGCTTCTGCCGCTTGTTGTCTGGCAAATATTTTATCATTGGCTTTTTTAATGTCATCTGCCAGAGCATCAGTTATTGAATCAAAATTATCCTTGGCAATCTTTGGGCCTGATTTTATATAAAATTCTTTTATATTTTCTGGTGTTCCATGTTTGCTAAAATTAAAAGTATCTGGATCGCCTTTATAAAGAGTTTTAGCCACGCCTAATTGATTGATAAAACTATCAGACATTGCCTTTGCAGCCGCTGTTATTTCATCGTCCTTTAAAACAACTTTTTGCGCTAACTCCATTACTTCATCGTATTTTGAAATATACTTTTCTGCCTCTACTTTTGAAAGTATTGATTTTTTGGCCTTTAAACTTGCAAGACCATCAAAACCAACTAATTTTTGTAAAAACTCAAAATCACTTTTATTTATAATTTTATTTATTTCTTTTGAAATATAGTCATCCTTGGGAGTATAAATGACTTTCGGAAAACCAGATTTTTTATCTTTATGTTGTGCTAATATTTTCTTTGCCTTTAGCAAAACAGAACCTTCTTGAACGGTATCTGTTGCTAATGCTAATTCCTTGAATCCCTCAAGATTATCAATTTTGTCTTGAAACGCTTTAAATATTGCACTTTCAGCCTCAAGACTTACTAAATATGCAGCTTTTAGATCATCATCTACAGTTGCCCATGCTGCTTCTTCCGTTTTATTTAACTTCTTTCCGTCTTTTAGTTTTTTCTTAGCTTTGGATATATTTGCACTAACATTAATTTGGGTCACACCCTCATCAATTTTAGCAATAATCTGTGTTGCGCTTAATCCTTCAATCCCATCTTTTTTTAATTTAGAATATACTTTGCTTTTATTTGTCCCAGCCGTACCAGCAATAATATCGTCTAATTGCGCTTGCGCCCTGTTTTCAGCTTTTTGTGCAGCTTTAACCGCTAATGCAGCCGCTTCTGCTTGTTCTTTTGCTGCTTCTTTAGCCGCCTTGTTTGCTTTAAGGGGTGCAGTCTTGCCCTGATCCACTAACGCCTCAAGTTCAGCGAGTGATCTGGGGTTGGACTTTTGGTCAACTAAATCAACAAAGCCTATCTTTCCATTTTTCCATAGCTCCCATTTAGGCTCACCTAATATTTGCTTTTGAAATCGTTCTGATTTTGATTTTAACCAATCCTCAAAGTTTATATTTCCAGCAACATAGCCATCCATTGATTGCTGCGTTTTATTAATTGCCTTGCTGATAAGTGCTTGGGAAAGACCGCGAGATAATAGCGACTTTTCTAATTCTTCTTTTAGCGTTTCAGCCCCAACCGCTGGCAATGGTTTATTCGCCAAATCAGACCACGGCTTTAAAATCCCAATCACAGTTGATCGACAGTTGAAATGTGCAGGGGGTGGCGTCCAGCCTATTGCATGACCCACAGGCTTAAACTCTTTATCCCACGTTAAACCAGACCGCGCTTTGCATATGTCACTGGTGCGGCTGTCCAACGTAGCCATCCATTGATAACCGTTAAACAAATCCTCGTTTGCCTGATAAGTATTAATCAAGGCTTCGTTGTTGACCGCTGCAACAGATGAACGAACAAGGGTTTCAGCCTTGCGCTTAGTTGAGTTCATAATGCCATCAGTAAAGTTATTGGCTTTTGTGCCACGCACTCGCTGAATTAGACTTTGCAAGTTTTCACCGCCAGCAACACCTATCCGCATTTGGCGTATAAATTTACTAGTATGTTCTGCGCTTTGCTGCTTCCAATAATCCTTTACTATTTGACCTTCGACAAGTGTACGCCCTGCCAATGAGGACAATACAGCCGCAGATGGCAGCGTGGCCCCCAGAGACACGCCCAGAGAGCCGTTAATTATGTTTTGTGTAACTTTTGCGCTGACAGTAGAAACCTTGCCCAGACCCTTGGCATTTGCGCCCTGTGCTTTGCCGAAATGTTGCTTGGTTGTCGCTTTAACGCCCTCAAGCAATCTAGCCAGCCGCCGCGCTCTATATGTTGGCCCCACGCCTGTCGGGTCAATCTTTTCCAATTGCTTTTGTATCGAAAGCCCCAGATCATCCAGAATATCAAGAACACCGTTGACCTGATCCGCTTTTATTCTTTCTAAATTTATAGCGTGGACAATAGAAAGGTCTTGAACCTTGTCGCTTACGTTTACTGTGCTTGGAGCAATCTTTGGCTTGATACCCATTTCACTTACTCCGCTGCAATATCTACTGGCTCAGTAAGTTCCTCATCTTCATCATTATCTACGACTTCGTTACGATCTAATGACGTTTCCTGTTCGATTTCGTCTTGTAAATCTTCGATGTTTATATCAGGTCGTAACATTTCACCGCGCTGCAAGTTATAAAGCATATCCGCTTGACCCATTGCGCCTGACTGCCATGCTTGAACAAGTGCCGTTAATTCCTGTGGTGACAACTTCGAATCCATAAAGTCTTTGTTCAGTTCAACACTAATATCAGCGTCTACGCCTTCCCATTCAGCCGCCCATGTCAATGCTTGGGTCAACCCATCAGACGCTGTATCGGCAATGCTGGACAATATGCTGCTTTCACCGCTACCCCTAATTCTGAGCGTTTCTGCGGCCTCTGCGGTGCGCTTTGACTCCTCAAGCAATCTTGCACCTAACAAAGCCATCATACCCTGCTTGCGATCCAATGAGTTCTCAAGAAACGAAAGGCCAGCACCAGTATATTCCAACATTCCAGTTGATGCGCCCTCGCTTAAAAACCAGATAGTTCCAGAGCCGATTGACCATGCTGCGTTTTCAGCGTTCTTCTGGCCTACAATGTAAGGGGTTGGGCTTGACGTTAAATAGTTGCCTTGCTCCAAATCTGCCTGTGTTCTGTAGTGCGATAAATTTACATTTACCAAGTCAAGGATGGGCGATTTATCAACAGGTGGAGTTAAATCATTTGGACTTATGAAAATAAAAGGAATGTAGTCTAACCTTTCGCCGCGCTTTCGTGGCTCAAAACTTTCCACTTCCGTATGCGCCAAATCACCGTTTGCATCTTCACCCTCTTCGTAAACGCTGACCTCGTAGCCTTCATCTGTTAAATTTAAAACACGATAGACGTTATAAAACTCTGTGCCAAAGCCATCACTTTCAGCCCTTTGCCTTTCTTCGTGCAATATGACCTGTTCCAACTTTTCCATTCCATCAACATTGATGGTGCGCCAGTTGATAATACTTTCGGCTGGATATAACCGCAGATAGGCTTGACCCTCTTCGCTTGTTGGCCTGTCAACCAAGACACCACAGCGGCCCATCGAAATTATTTCTTCAACAGTCATTTTTGCTAAATTTGAGAACGGAAGTCCTGTCAGAGTAATGTTTTCAAGCATTGGCTCAATGCGTGATGGAACATCCAATATCGGGTCTTTGCGGAATATAGCCCCAACCAGCCCCTGCACTGTACGGCCTGACGCGCCATAAAATAAACCACGTTTTAAATATTGCTTGTAATCATAACCGTCTTGCCCTGCTGGTCTGGGCAAGTGTTCAATCTCTGCCTTTTTGATGGCATCCTCACCAGCGATAGCATCACGAATCCGCTTCCACTGAATTTTGTATTCTTCGTATTCTCTGTGCTGTGCATTAACTGGCATGGTTTACCTCATCCAAAGTAGTTTGCGATCTTCATCGGGCCAACCGCCTGATTGTTATCAATCGGATACATTTCGTGAATGAGATACCCCATTGCATCAGCCATGTGATCCAAGCCAGAAGCCTTGTCAGGCATACTTGTACCTTCTTTATAAATTAAGCCTTCAAGCGATTTAATGAGGTGTTTGCATCTGTGATCGACGAATAAGCGGCGGTCACCGTCACTATTGCAGAGCATCGCGTTGACCTCGTTGATGCGATCCACAACTGGTGGGGCTTTATTACTTGCCACTACGTCAAAACCGTAGCTTTCTAATATACTGAAATCTGTCTGCCCTACCGCCGCGCTGGTCTTTCTTGCCTTGCCGCTTGGGTCTGGATAGACAACCATCTGCCTGTCATTATAGCGCGTTTTTAACGCTTGTGCCATCATATCCGTATTTGCATCAGCAATCGACAGTTCATCAATCACCCATAGCTCTTTTCCAGCCTCTACGCAGATAGCCGCCGACATAGGATTAATGTTGAAATCCATGCCAATGTGCAAAGTGCCGCCAGTGTCCTCACATTCCGCAGTATTAAATGATCTCTCAAACGCATGATAAACGCGCCCACCTTGCGTTTCGAATGATGCCTCAAACTCCTGTCTGAACAGCCGTTCATCCATGCTACGCTTGGCGGCTTCGACTTCTGACGCTGCAACTCTGCCGCCCTCGACTGTTTTAAATCTAAAACTTTCCCAATCGTCTTGTTCGCCAGAGCCATTATACAAGTCATAAAACCAATTGTACCCCTTTGGCGTTCCGCAAAATACAGCCCTTGAACCAGTTCTATCTGCCATTGCTGGCCTTAAAACCGCAGTCCATGTTTCGGGATTTACGTCTTGGACTTCATCAACGACCAGAAAATCAAGACCAACGCCACGCAGAGAGTCGGGATTATCAGCACCGCGCAAAGCAATAATAGAACCATTAACCAACTCAATTCTGAGGTCGGTTTCGTCTTTTTTTTGCACTTCGTGGGCTGGCACATGATCTTTTAAATCTCGCCACATAATTTGTCGCGCCATTCGATATGTAGGCGCAACATACCAGCACACGTTGTGAGCGTTTGACCTAGCGCGTTGATACAACATAAAGCGCGACAAGAACGATTTACCAGTTCGCCGCCCTGCGACCAGTACACGAAAGCGTGTGCGCGATTGTGCAACCAGCATTTGTGGGCGCGATAATCGGACAACCGCCTCACTGGTTAGTGATTGCATCAAGGTCAATAACTTCGCCTTCTATAACAGGTGCTTCAATGCGCTGTGGTGCTATGTTAATGACTGTTGATGCTTCACTATTGTCACGCCATCCCATATGCACCTTTGACCAGTATATGCCAGCTTGTACGTTGCCTTTACACGCCGCTTTGAACAATGATGCAACAACTTGAACATTCGCTTGAACGCGCCCTGCTTTTAATTCTTCAGCATAATATTTTCGTAATGTTTTTAAATCTATTGTAAGACACTTCGCGGTATCTTCTTGGTTAAAACCAGATGCCATGCACAGCTTTACAAGGTTTTGTTTTTCGATTGTAACAGCGTGATTTTTACGCCCACGTTTGGCAGGGATTTTTTCAACATCTTTAGGCATGATACAAAACCCTTGTTTCATTCATTGTTCCGCAGCCTTTACACAAAGCCCAAATGCCGTTTGTACCATCGTCTATTGAGGAATTTACTAAAATAACTTGGAACTCTGTTTCGTCGCAATCCGTACATTTCAGCAACGACATCGTATCGAACTCGTGTACAATTTTTCCCGAAACCGTTTTGGTTACTGGCATTTTTCCGATTGATACAACATTATCTTTTGTCATTTTTATATAAATTCCATTTGTTCTTTATTACAATATGTAATAATCAATTGCAATAATGTCTTGCCCTGATCCCTAAATGTGATATTTTAAAAATGTGGCCCGACAATTAATTTAAATCTCTTGGTACTGGTTCTGATTGTTAATTGACTTCCAATTCGGGCCACACGATTAATCATCAAAATCAAAATGCTTTTCAAACTGGCGCAATTTCATTTGCATCGCCGCTGCCTTATTGCATTCCTCATGCGATACGTTTCTTTTGTAGCTTTCCAGCGATCTCATAATTCTATCGAAATCTTTGCCACTTATTCTTATGTCGTAAAATGAACCACCACGATCAGTAATTTCTTGATTGTGTCTTTTTAAGCATTCTCTAACGCTAGATTTTGTGCCGCCAACTCGCTCATGGATTTGATCCACTGTATAGCCAGAATTGCACAAATCAATTATCTGATAAGTTCTGGGCTTGATATTATGTGAGCCATGACCATTTTCGCTTGTAAACAGATTTGACTTACCGCGAGGCTTTCGACCGTCTTTATAAAGCCCTGCGTTGCATTTTTTCGCATCATTCAACACGGCTGGATTTATTATTTCTTTAACTTTATCGTTCACTGACCTTCAACCTCCCTAAGCATCGTAAGCGGATCAAACTGTTCAAGTGTCCATTTGTTTTCGTTGTTGTTTAATTTACGATTTAAGTAGTCAGCCCAAACGCTTCGCAACTGCCCATCGTGCAGCCGTGTCATAATCACAGCGGCTCGTTTATTGCAGTCAACTATATCCCAAACTATCCAAGGGTCTTTGCCCTCAAATACCTGTTTGCCTACTGGAAATGTTCGTTTCCAAAGAGCAATTTGTTCGTCGCGTACATCGGTCATTTTCTTTCATTTAATCCTTTCTTTTTGGAATTAATCTATCAATTTTATCTTCTAAAATTGTTATTATTTTTTTGTAGTCATTTTTAGCTTGCGTCAAAGTTTCGACATGATCCGACAAAGCTGTAATTGTGTCAGCGGCATAAAATAAATCTTTGGCTAATGCGGCTTGGATTGTATCTTTCTTTGCTTGACTTTCATCATAACAAAGAGTGGCATTTGCTTTAAGATAACTCGTAATTTGTGCCAAATAAACCCGATTATTATCTGTCATAATTTCTTTGCCTTTTATATCCCTGCGGCTTTCATAGCCTTGAAGTCATGCTCCCTATCGGTGCGCGATCCTGTTCCGTTACATTGCCCACAAATTTCGGCTGCGCTTACAGTGCGCGAACCGCTGTAAATTGATTGATTGAATGGGTCGCCGTACTTGTAGCTGGTGTATTTATCACCGCTGCAATAGCCGCAAATTCTGGAATGATCGTGGCGATAGATAAAGAAATTAGAATGAACCACCTCAATCATTTGTTTCATCCATGATTAAAGAATACGCGCCTGACAAAAAAAGCATTATGCCAATTACCGCTGGTATGATGCAGTCGATTAGCTGGGCATCCATGTCAGATGCCCCTGCCGATATTATGATTGCTGAAAAACCAAGGAGAATTCGTATCATTAAACGTACTCCATCCAATTATGTTCGGCTGGAACATTGTTTAGATTAAGGGGCGCGGATATTTCATTTGATCTATCAACATTGGTTGTGCAGATTGTTCCCCACTTCAAAAAACCTTTGCTATCAAGTTCTGAATACAACCGAGCGTGTACTACATCAGCCGCCTTTCCAGACTTGCTCATAACAATGTGAAAATCGCCCTTGCGGTTTGTTGCTTTTGTTTGCCACATATCCAAGCCCCTCACGCTACGTTCTTGTGAAGAAACTTGGTTGCATTCGCTTGCTGCGTCTGGTGCATCCGCGCTTTACCTAAACCAGCAACTTTTTTTGCCGCGAGGTAAACGCGACGATGCTTGCAAGAAAAATCACTGAGGCCAATTTCGTGAACCATTGCACGATAGCTGGCTGATAAATTGTCAACTATTGCCATTTTCATTTCGGCTGAAATCTTAACTGCTTGGATTGAAGATACTTTGTTCATTGTTTCGCTTTCGTTTGGGTTTTTATTTTTATTATATAAATTATATAAATGCTTTAGGCATAATTACAAGTCTTTTTATTACAATATTGTATTTTTTTTCTTATGAAAATGTTTTATTATTTACATAATGTAATTTTAGGGAACCCAGACGATGTTGAAGAAACGAGTTACTAAACTATGGAAAGGCTCTTATGTGTCTATCCGCACATATGAGGCGATTGCAGCCATTAAGAAGGGCGGTATGCACTTGACCTACGGCAACGATCAAATGGTTCTACAGCCCGACGAAATTAAGCAACTAAAGCCATGCTCTGAAGTTTTTAAATCTAAAACTGGTGGAAAGGATTATCAGCTAATTGATATTAAATTTGAACCTAATGTAGCTGATCCAAGACAGGCAGCGTTATTCGAATGACTTAGTTGCTACACCCAACACAAAAATGCCCTCTCGTCGCAGTGCGAAACCTAGCCAGAGAGGGCAGTTAGAGGCGAGTATTAACTCATATAAATATTACGAAACGTAATTAAACTGGTCAAGCCTTTTTGCTTTTTTGAATTAATCAAATCATATAGCCTGTGGCTTCATAAACCGACTGCGCGGTTAATTTACCTTTTTTTTCTTCCTTACGTTTGGCCCAATATGCATAGGCTTGATATGATTTGAACCCAAGCATTTCAGCAACTTTTGTTTTTTGACCGCGCCCTTCATCACAGCGATTAAAAGCTTCTTCAATATAATCGGCTGTCAAATCTTCAATGGCTTTTTTAATATCCATATCTTGACGAAATTTAGTTTTTGCAGAAACAGATTTTTCATCAATATTAATTGTAATTTTCATATTCACACCTCTTCTAAATACTTTTCATCATACATATGCGTCAGATCACAAATGAACGTGGCAACGGTTGTATCATATCGGTTTGATGAATCGGTCATTTCCCAAATGCGGTAACTATCGCAGTAACCAGATTGTTCTGGAAAATGTTGATCAACAATTTCTTTTGCTTGAATGCATAGCGCATCTATTTTTTCGCGGATGTCTTGAAGGTCTTGAATTTTTTTATGAGTCATTGTTTTGCTCCTTGTTTGGGTTTTCGCCAAGGTAGTTTTTTATAAGTTTTTTACGGTTTGAATAGCCAGCCCGATCGTTCTCTTTTGAGTTGCTGTGGCGGCAATTCTCCATAACAGCCGCGCCACATTTTTTACAAACTTCATTCATTTGTCGCTGGCCCATAACCCTCTATCCTTGCAAGTGTTTGAGTAATAGGGGGGGGCTTTACGCCCCCTCTTTTATGCAACTACTAATTCATCCCACATTGAAGATTTCATGGCGTTCTTCACTAAGGCTTCACGATTGCGCGTTGTGACCTCTGGGTTTGCGTACTCACCTGTGTGAGTAGACCAATGCGTAAGACAATTGTATAAAGCCCACTGCGTTCTGCCATGAATGCCAAACTCATAGTCTAGCTGGTCAGACAGTCGTGTGAACTGCTTTAAAAAGTATGGTTCTTTTGTTGTCGTTTGAGCATTTTTTGCAACGGTTTTCTTAAAGAAATCCAAGCAATTCTTGTGGTCAACTTTGGTTTTCATCATATTTTCGTAAACTTCTCTTTCGTTCTGAAACAATTCAAAGTTCTTTACGATGCGTTGAGATATGCCTTCAATGTTGATTGCATTTGTGTGACGTAAACGTGCCGCACTAATCATTCTAGGCGAAACCATACCATTTGTGCAAACCAGACGAACACCATCGCACATTTCGCTGAAGGGCCATGTGCCATCATAGCTGTTAAATGCGCGGATGCGAAACTGTGTATAGTCACCCAAAGCTGGCTCAATTGTAACGTCTGGATATATGATTTCGCAGACCATTTTCTTACCGCTGTCAGTTGACCGTACAGAAAACTCGCAGTCTTTAGATATGTTAGCTGCTTTGACGCTATCTTCTAGCGCAGCAACAACGCTGCTATTATGCAAGATTGTGTATCCAGACCCTGCTATATTTAGAACTTCGTCTGTATCAGCGTTAATTACTGCTTTGACGTTAGGAAGATACTGATCGTCGATTGTTGGGTGACGTAATTTTACTTCTTTTACTGGAAAATCCCAGCTTGAATTTGAAAAGTCTAATGCCATTTTTTGGCTCCTTTTGTTTGGGTTATGCGTTTGTTATGTGGGCGTTATTGCCCAAATTGTTCACTGCGTAGATCATTGTCCTTCCATCGTTAAACGTGCCGCCATATTCTTTAGCTTCATCAATGGTTGTAAATTCTGCTCGCGTTTTTGTGCCTTGTATTCGCCGTATCGCTACAAACATTATTGCAGTCTTGAAGCAAAATTCCTCATGCGTGTTCATTTGACAGCTTCTTCCCAACGGTCACTGAAATCATCAAGCCAAATCCGCTGAGAAGCGGTCAAATCATGGAACATTTGAAGTTCTAAAGCACATGAGATGGGCAAGTTGTTAGCTTTGAGGTATTCGTTAAGTTCATTTGTAAGGTTTTCTTCAGAGGACATTTTGTTTCTTTCTGTTTGGGTTTATTGTTTATAAATTTATAATTATATGCTTTACGCATATATGTCAACACTTAAATTTACATTTTGTAATCTTTTTTTAAATTAAAAAGGGGAGCCGAAGCCCCCCAATCTATTTTATTGTTTGTTACGAGATGTAAACTACAGCCCTTTTACCAACTGCCCTAGCCATAGACCAAACACTGTCGTTGTAGAAATAAGAGTACGTATTATCATCAATAAGAACTCTATACCTACCCGTCTGTTGATTGCCCTCTAGTTTGGACTGAACTGATATTTGCGGTTCAAAGTTTGAGCGTTCACCCAACTTTTCGTTTCGTGTCGTAGTATAAGAAACACAGACCTCATTTCCAATCAGATCACCCAAAGCAAAATTAATTGCTTCCTGACCATCGTCATTTTTATTTAATATAAAAGATTTTTTATTAGCCATTTCTGACTCCTTTTTGTTTGGGTTGTTAAACACGATCTAACGCCGTGATAAATTTATAATATGCTAAAAGAATATAATTGTCAAGTGCTAATTTTTTGCGATACTGCGTCAAGCCCCTTATTTGTATGGCTTAAACTGCATTTTTCGTTATTACAATATGTTTTGTTTTTAAATTAAAAATATGATATAATTACAGATGCAAATTGAAGTATTCATTTTTGCTCCTCCCGACTAGGGCCGTTGACTCCCAACAGCGGCCCTTTTTTATTTTTCTTTTCCTTCCAGCGATTCACTACTTTATGCCACAACAACATTCGTTCATTGTGACTGCTGATTTTCCCTGTCGTTTTTTTCGGTGGTCTAAAACAAAACTGCCGTGGCTGCGCTCCGCAACTTGGGCATGGCACAGACCGAATTAAAATTTGCTCTTCACTATATTCCAAGTTGAGAGAGTTGAGATAGTTGATATTGATAACTTAACCCTTTTTACGAGTTTTCGGCTTCTTCATTTAAAATTCCTTTAATTTCACGCCAATTCGGTTTTGTGCCGCCGTGATAGGCCACCGCATGGCCCTCTTTAATTAGCTGTTCGTTGATATTTTTACCCTTCACCTCAAGCGTTCCAAGAATTCGCCCGAACTTTCCTTTGGCATCTTTTTCAGTTCGTAGTTTAAAAGTTGGTGGTAAAAGTTCTAAAAGCCGCGATTTCGCGGCCTTTCCCAATTCTTTTTCCCAGAGGTCTTTTGTTCGACTTTCGGGGGTGTTTATTCCGTACATTCGCACACGCTCATGCACCCAAACATCAAAGCCTAGATCAACCTCAACATCAATCGTATCGCCATCGACAACACGCCTTAATTTGCAGTTGTACTCGTACATCTTACCATTTCACCTTATCTGCCCAATACGCCGCTGACATTTTGCCTTTAGCTATGTTTTTTGCGTGTCGCGCTTTAAAACTTGCGCGTTTCTTTTTCATTCTGTCGCCTTCGCCTGTCTTTGGTTTTCCAGCCGTTTTTGCGCCTTGCTCACCAAAACGAATTGTCTTTATTTCGCTGCCAACTTTTGCCACTACAATATGCGATTTCTTAGCGTGGCTTGGAGTGCGCTTGGGCTTGTTAAAGCCAGAAACACCAGCCCTTTTAAGCCTTGAGTCTTTCTCAGGCATCGTTAATTTCCTTTAATTCTGGGGTTGGTAATAAAATCTCATAAAGATGAATAATTTCACTTCGAAAACCAGAAATTACTTTATCGTCGTTTGGATGCCGCGCCTTTTCGATTGCAACCAACATTTTAAGCCGCCCAATTCTTGCCCAAATTTTGCGCTGCGGTTCTGGAATCATGTCGCGCCAACATATTCAAAACTAAAAGTTCTAACTTTCTGACGAAAACCACCTTTTCTTGTCATGCTACCAGTTGGGTTTCGCTGACTTTTTGAAGTATTATTGTGAATACTTTTCAATTTCCAAACTGGGCTTTTCGCCATCGCTTTGTAAACTGGAATACTGCTAAATTTAGCTTGTGCGGTGTAACCTTTTTTAACCATCATTTCAGCAGTAATTTCAATAATTCTCATACCCATACCAAACCCCACATAATCGGGGTGAATAACTGTACGATTTGAGTGCATAACTTTTGGTTTTCTAGAAGTTTTCTTCCACGGCACATAATTAGCAAAGCATTGGAAACCAATTTGCACACCTTCAAGATACAAACCGTAAGTTTCAATGTGACCGCCAGCTAATTTGTCGCTTAAATAATGATACTTGCTAAAGTTTTTCCACGTTGATCTGTCACATTCTGCAATGTCGAATTTGATTTGCTCTTTTCGTTCGTAACTACATCGAAGTCGCCTCCGATCTTCATAGCGTTCTTTATTGCAATCAATTACCCAATCAGGATTTAACCACTCAAAAACATCATAATGACATGAAATTAAAACAATCTTTTTTTCGTATTTTCGCGCAAACTTTTGAACACAATGCGCCATGACTTTTGCCACATTCCGATCCACAACAGACGTAAATTCATCAATAACCACAAACGGTTTCTTGGAACACATTTGTAAAGCAGCTTCCGCTCTTGCTTTTTGACCATTCGACAATGCCCCAGCTGGTTTTACCCAACATGGAACTTGAGATAATCCTATTCCAGTTAACGCATGAACACATTCATCATAACTCATTGACGTTGGAAATTGTTCAATGACTGGTTTTTTTAAATCTAAAAGTTCATCAAAGCAAGCTGGCCCAAAAATTTCGTGCGCTAAAGTTGTTTTTCCAGAACCAGAAGCACCAATAATTAGACCCACATTAAAATCAGTTTGAACATCTGCATTAATTGCCATTTTATGGGTCAACTTACTTTCAATTGGTAAATCTACTGATTGAGCGGCTTTAACGCTTCGAAATCCAGACGGTGGGTCGCTTTTTAAATTAACTACAAAATTTTGCATTCAACACCTTCTTTTTCAGCTTTGTGAAACCACGTTTCCAAATCCATTTCGGTTTCAAAAGTTAAAAGTAATTCGTGACGAAGTTCGGCGGTGCTTTCGTCATTTGTATGATCTTCGTCGTTTAAATTTAAAAAACGAGCTAATTCAATTTCATCAAAGAGCGTATCTGAAAGATTAAAATCATCGTTCATTAAGTCCGTTAATTCGTCAGTCAACATTGGGAAATCCCAACGACTTTCTTCCGCGCTACGATTATCTGCCAGCCGATAGGATTTTTTTTCGTTTTCAGAAAGACCTTCTGCAACGTGAACAGGAATTTTTTTCATACCCAATTTTTGAGCCGCTTGCAGTCTTGTATGACCAGCTAAGATTATTCGGTCAGTATCGACAACGATAGGAGAGCGAAAACCATATTGTTTTATTGATTTAGCTACCTTCGATATTGCATCTGGCGTGATCTGACGAGGATTTTTCTCGTAAGGTTTCACTGTGTCAATTGGGTCAATACTGACCGAATAACTCATTTTTTCTTTCCTTTAGGTTTCTTTTTCATGGGTGTTTTAGTAGATTTCATGCTTGATGCAGAAAGTTTTTTGGTTGACTTGCCGTATGCCATAAGAATTTTTCCTTTGCTTATAATTACTAAATAGCAAAGTTTAGCACAGAAATCATCCCTAAAATATTACAAAACGTAATGAGGTGAATTTTGACATATACAGTTAAATCCGAACCGATCCAATGGCATTTAAAAACAAGCAGATATGATTACTGCCCTGATTGCCATGCGCGGTTGATTTATATTAGCCAATTCGTGCGAAACTGCGACTTGTGCTTTCAGTTTTTTAAATTACGAACCCCCATTTGCGAATGGGAAGAGGAACATGGGGTAGACAAATAATATGCTTTCCGCATATATTAAAAATAAACGGATGGCAAAATGAGCAAAAAGAAAAAACTAACAAAAGCAGAATTAAAACATATCGAAAAAGAAGAATTTTTTAAAATTGTAAGGAATATTTTTCCACAAGGAACGCAACATAAATTTGGAAAATATGTTGGCGTGAGCCAAGGCACCATTTCAAAATGGCATCAAGGCATCTTACCTGTTCCATACTATGCAAAAGTAATTATGGCGCACTTAATGGAACGGAACGAGGGCGGTTTTGATCCGTTCCTTGACGTGGAAAGCTATTTTAAAGATCAATCTTGATTGTACCAAGCCTGTCCCACGACAGTTGGTGCGCCGTATTGCTGTGCTGGTTCAGCCGCTGGTGTATAACGGCCTGTCAATCTATCGTAATCAAAATAAACACAACCAACTTGACCAGCGTATTTATCCCTGACTTTGTGAATATGAACTTCGACAGGCTTAGATAAATCGCGTCTGTCGCGTGAAACAGCCCAAATCATATCACCCTTGTCAGCCCATCTTGCAGACCCTGAAATATCATACGCAGTCGGAACTGGCACTTCTTCTTCATGCATTGTAACCATTTTTTTGGGATGCGCGACAAACCAAACATGAACATCATTACTTTCCGCAAATTGCCTGACTTTCGCCAGCATCATGGAAACATATTCGGTTTCACGATCCAATGGCCTATCTAATTCATTGTATGGATCAATTACCAAACCTTTAATGCCGTGACGTTTTACCAAAATTGTTGCTTGTTCCAAAATATGATCAATCGTAGGTGTTGCCACGCGCCAATCATTATATCGTATAAATTTAAAATATTTATTGAGATAACCCATGCCATCAGAAATTTGTTGCTTGTTCATTCTGGGTGTTGGCCCATCAGAATAAAAAGGCAGTCCAATGTGTTTTTCAAGAAATTTACGAATATGGTGCGCTGGCTTGTTTTCAAACGAACAGATGCCGAATTTCCAGCCGTGTATCTTCGCCATGTTCATCAGGATTTGGTCAAGAAACTCTGATTTTCCAGAGTTTGGAATGCCTGTTACAATCGACATTTGACCCTCAACAATTTTCATATAATCGTCTAAATTATCAAAGCCTGTTGTTAATGGATCAAAAGACAGCCCATCGTAATCCTCAAACACCTCTGCTTCATAATCCAACACGCCATGCACACCGCGAATGGGCCAAGCCTCTGCATCTGTTATAAGGTTGGATACAGCTTCTTTACCGCACTTCAATAAAACATCGTTTGCGTCCTTACAGCCCTGCGGATAGCGCACTCTGAAACATTTATCTCGACCAATACGCCGTGACAGTTCGTTTGCCAGCCCACGCCCTGCTTCATCGCCATCACTCATTATGATGATACGCTCCGCAGCGTCGATTAAAGCCCTTTGATCTTCAAGAAAGTGAAAACCTTTTTCTGCGGCGTTTTTATATTCTGCTTTTGCACCTGTTGGCACTGACAAGGCTGCTTTGCCTGTTGCTTCATAAACCGACATAGCGTCGATTTCGCCCTCAGTTATAACTATTTCGTTTTGATCTGGCTCAATTAAGTGCAAGCCATAAAAGATTTGTTCACAGCCCTTTTCTTGACTGTAGCCATATGGCTTTTCATTTACTGCGCGGCGATATTTAACAGAAACTAATTCGCCATCACGAAAGTAATTGAATGCAATAAACATCCGCTGCTTGCCATCAAACATTTTTTGCGTCTGTGCAATATTGAAATCAGAAACTGTCTTGTTGCTGATGCCGCGACCCAGAAACCAATTAAAGATCGCATCTGAATATTTATCGGGATCAGCACTGACTTTTTTCTGAACAGTTGCTGGCTTGTCGTAAGAAATTTTTTCATATGCTCTGTATGATTCAAAATTATCGGAAACCTTGCCAGTGAATGAATTGCCTTCTGACTCGCAATGGTGACAGAAATAAACGGCTGTTCCACCGTCTATTGTGACAGAGAGGCAAGGATCAGTCTTGTTCTTGCGCGTTGATGAACAATTCGGGCAAGTGGTGCGGTGTTGACCAGAGCCATAATTTTTAAGCGTAATGCCTTTTTCAAGAAGGCTTTCAGTAACCGTTTTCATATCGCACCTCTTGGGCTTAATAATTTTTTCGGCTGCTCTTTTTCTTTGATCGTTTTTTCGTTCTGGTATTTTAGCTTGGCGTTCAAAACCATAAACCAGTTTTTTGGAATTGGGGCTTCGTTGGCGAATGCTAAATCAAAACCTTCGATCTGCGCTTTTATATCAATGTTAGAATATAACCGCGCCAGCTTTTCGTAATCTTCCTTTGTTAATCGAATTACCTGACCTTTAAAAACATATTCTTTTACATTTGTTTTTAGTGTGTCAACGGTTTTTTTACGTTTCGTAATTGACCTAGCGTCAACTGGCTTCTTTCGGTTTTCCGCAACATTTCGTGCAGCGTTTGCCTTGTTCGTGTAAATTTCCTCTGCCTTAAACCGCTCACGCTCTAGCCGTGGCTGCGTCCAAATGTTTTCGTTTTCATCAATGCAATTAAAAAATTCTGACAGAACATCCGTTACATCTTCTGTAATTTTATTCCCCATCAGCACTTTTTTAATTATGCCTTTATCATTTTGCACATAGCCCTTTTCCCACTGCTCCATAAGAAATAAAAAATAGGCTCCATGTTGCTCAAGAGTCAGGTGCGCCGTGTCACCACGGTAATCTGTAATGTATAGAGGTAAGAATTTTGTAAATTTGTCTTTCATTGTATCGCCTTCGTTTGGGTGATTACTTTTTTGTAATCTTTTTATGCTTTAAGCATATAACCCAACCTTTTTAAATTTGCAAATCTTTTTTAAAAAAAACGGCGCAAGCCGCTATATATGTATATAATATATGTATTATGTATTATGTATTATGTGTCACGTTATCGTCACGGCATCGTAATGAAAACGTAATGATTTCTATTCGATAAAGGAAAGTTCCAATACTATCATAGGCTTTTCAGCCCAAACCTTGCTGCTAATTTTACTGCAAATCTGACTATCATTGTAATAAAGAATACCCTCGGCAGCATCCATTACACTTTTTTCTAAATTATCCAGATCAGGCTTTTTTGTGTGAGTTCCAAACCTCGACAAGCACCAATTCCGACTTTTTTTGCTGTAACTTTTTGGCACAGGCATCATAAATGTTAGCTCAAGTTTAAGTGGGCCAGCGAACGGATGTTTGTCGTGATTGGCTGCAATCCAATCTCCCACAAGCCCTTCAAAATCCTTAGTTTTTTTAGGAGTATAAGTCCTACTAAGTCCATGTTTGTCTGTAAAAGTTCGCGGCCTTGCTTTCGGAACTGGATGAATTGGAATTTCAAATAAATAGGACATATTAATTTACTTGTTTACATTTTGTTATTTTTTGGTAGGTTTTCACCAGAAACATAACTTTTTGTAAACTTCCTTAGGAGGTCTGTCACAGTGAAATCTTCAATAACTAGGTCAAAAATCGACAACATCCTATTTGCTGGTATGCTCTGTCGTTTTACCCAAAGAGAAACTGCGGTGGGCGATACGCCACAATGCTTCGCAACTGCGGCATTGCCGCCTAACGACTTTATAAAACATTTTATTTCCGACAACTTTTATACTCCTTTGTACAAATCTTACTTTACATTTTGTAATATTTTTTGCAATCGATTTGAGCCTTAAATGAGAAAAAGTATAAACATTTGGATTTCTCGCAAATACGGATTAAAGGGCTGTTCAGGTTACAGCTTTGCTTACATCGTTTGTGGATATGGCCGAGCCTACCGAAAAAATGTTTGCGTGGCTGCACTACGATTTTCTTTAAAAAGGGCGTCGAATTGGTGGCCTGTCGCAGCGAGAAAAGTCGGTTGCGTTTCACCACCTCAATTTTTATTAGTTAAATTATTTGGATGGCAACAGAAAATATGCCAGTTTGTGTAGGTTAATTAAAGAGTAAATTATGAACAAAGTAAGTCAAAGACTTAAACAACTTCGCGTTGATAGCGGATTGCGTCAATACGAAATAGCGAAAAAAATGAATATGTCACAAGGGGCTATAGCCCATTGGGAAAGTGGGCGAAACGAGCCATCTATTGATGATTTAAAGAAACTAGCCAGCATTCTTAAAACGGACGTTCAAGTTTTATCAGGAAGTCCAACCCTCGGATTGCAGCCGATAACATACAATTTGGGAGATGAACCAAATTTGCAGGAAATTGAAAATTTAACTGCCCCAAAAATACAATTGGGTGATGATATTGAGTCTTATATAATAACAATAGTTGGTAGTGATCGGTACTCACCAGCGTATAACAAGGGAGATATGATTTACTCAAGGCAGAGAGGAATGACCCCAAAATCTGCCAGCTTGAAAGACCACGAATGCCTTATTATTACAGATGAAGGCGATAAATATATTGGGTCACTTAGATCAGAAGATAAACATTTTTGGACAATCAGAATTGCTAGTTCCGCACCAATATCTGGCGTAAAAATAAAGTCCGTTCACCCTGTGGTTTGGGTCAAACGCCACATCGACTAAATACCCTGAGTAATTAAAAAAAGCGTGAGGCATAATTTTTGTCTTGCGCTTTTACGTTTTATTATATATTATTACAAAACATAATAATAATAATCGTTAAAGGAACCCAAACATGAACAAAATGGTAACAACATTTGCGCCTCAGACATTTTCTGAAGCGAAGGAGTTTGCAAAAGATTTATCACAAAGCGAATTAGTCCCACAAGCTTACAGAAATAAGCCGACCGATATAGTTGTAGCGATTCAATGGGGATATGAACTTGGGCTTCAACCTTTGGCTGCGCTGCAATCTATTTCAGTTATTAACGGTAAGCCTTCAGTATGGGGGGATGCGCTTATTTCACTGGTTCAACGCCATCCACAATTTGCTGGAATCGAAGAAACGCACGACGATAATTCTGCAACTTGCGTGGTAAAGAGGGAAGTAAAAGGCAAGGTTACTGAAACTGTTCAAACATTTACTATGGAAATGGCAAAGAAAGCTGGTCTTTTAAGTAAATCTCACAAGGGGCCGTGGCATAGCTACCCCGAAAGAATGTTGCAAATGAGAGCGAGGGGTTTTGCTTTGCGTGATGCTTTTGCTGACGCTTTAAATGGTGTGATCAGTAGAGAAGAGGCAATAGATTATCCAGAGCCCGAAATGAAAAACATCCACCCTCATGGATTTGAAGAAACTGACACGTTTAGACAAATCAAAGACGTTTTGCCGAATGCATCTGTTGTAAAGGTTGAGCCAAAAGGCACTTTTCTAAAAGAGCATCACGAAAAATGGCAGACTATAGAGATTAAATATATCGTTGAACTTTTGCAGTCTGACGAGGGAAAAATAAAATGTCGTGATGTGCTTCGCCGCTGGATGGATGAAGCTGAAGCAGTATTTAATCTTTGTCAAACTCAGGAAGATTTTGTTGAAGCAGAAAATCGTTTTAACAAAGAAAGAATTGCCGTTTGTGATATTTCACAGCATGGCGAGGCTTGGGCCGAAAAGTGCCGTGAAAGATTTCAGCCGTTTTTAGAAAAACGTGTTGAAGAAATCGCAGATCGTATGTCCGCGCAAAATGATCCAGAAATTGTTTTATAAAAGGAAACCCAAACAATGTTTAATCAAGTGATCCTAATCGGAAATGTGGGCCGTGACCCCAAGATTCATGGCAGTGATATAGGCGAATTTGCCACCTTTTCTTTAGCCACCAGCGATAAGTGGAAAGACAAAAACGGTCAGCCTAAAGAAGTAACTCAGTGGCATAATATATCAGTTTTCTCAACACATTCTGTTAATTATATTAAAAACTATGTAAAAAAAGGCTCGCGGCTTCAAGTTATAGGTCAAGTCACCTACCGCAAAGCCAATGATGTAACATATACAGATATAAAGGTTGATAACTTTAGCGGTAAAATAATTGGGCTGTCTGAAAAACCCATAACTAATTACGGTTCTGAAAAAACAGGCAACGGATACATTGCAAATCCACAAAGTCAAACGACTTCACAACAGAAAGATATAGATGATGAAATCCCATTTTGAGTTTTTACCAGCCCTTTCTGTTTCAAATCTTTCCCAAAAATGGGGGATAGACCCCCAGACAGTAAGAAAACTTATAAAAGATGGAAAACTTACTGCTATGAAACTTCAAGGCAAGGATGTAGTGTTAGGCGAAGATTGGAAATCGTTTGAAGATCGATGCAAGACCCAAAACTTGTCCAAAGGGCAAACTCACCAAACTGGAACGTCCGATATTACAACGAGAACGGACAGCGTAAATTCCTTTCGACAGGAACTACGGATAAAAAACTCGCTCTAGGAGTTCTTGCTGATTTTATAAAACACGATGAAAGGGAGCGACTTCACGTTGCTCCCTCTGTTTTTGAATGTCTTGATTATTATGACAGGCACAAGAAAATAAAAGGCACTTATAAAATTATAAAAGATCAAAACATAATTGATTTTTTTGGACAAATGCCAGCAAATACAATTTCAATAAAACTTTGTCGAAACTATATATCACTAAGATCATCTTCTAAATTTAAAAGAAAGGGCTGGAAATCAGCCAAGCCTATATCTGAACAAAGTGCAGGGCGTGAACTTCGATCATTAAGAGCCGCCGTTAATTTTTGCGTCAAAGAAAGTTTTTGTCCAAATGGCTCTGTATTTTATATTCCAAGTATTCAATCAAAAGGCCGCGATTATCTGACCAAACAACAAGCCAGAATTGTATTTGATGCTTGTCCAACATTTCATGTAAAATTATTTATGATGATTGCATTGCAGTCAGGGCATCGAATGAGTGCTATTTTAGATTTGACTTGGGATCGGGTGACCGCTGGACACATAAACTTTATAGACCCGAATAGAGAACAAACTAATAAACGCCGTGGGCGTGTGCCAATAATTGAAGGCTCTGAATTATATACGATGCTGTCTGAGGCAAGGGCTGGGGCGCAAACTAAATTTGTAATTGAACACAACGATAAAGGTCTTAAAAGCATTCGCCACTCAGTACATCAAGCAGGGTTGCGCGTAGGTATTGATTATCTTAATCCGCACATTCTAAAACATACAGCTTGCATTTGGATGGCAGAAAATGAAGTTCCACTTGCCGATATTGCCGACTTAACTTGTACTAACATCGAAACGATTATGGAAAATTATATGATATTCACACCAGCGAGAGGCAACCGCGCCGTTGCTGCAACGCAGTTTTAGTGATACAAACTGATACAGTTGTACCAGTTGAAACATAACATTTGCGAACAAAAGAAGAATGTATTAATTTATAACCTTATAAACAAAGCAATTTGATAATGCTTTATTCTGCAATGCAGTTCCTTGGTAAGGGTGAGGTCGGGAGTTCAATCCTCCCCTGCGGCACCATTTAAAATCAATGGTTTAGCTGAAAACAAGAACATCCGTATATCAACAAAAGTGATACAGTTGTACCAGTAAAGTTAAATTTTATAACAACACGTTATTTTTTTATTCATTACGCATTATTTATTGACAAGATAAAAATTTATAATAATATGACTTCTGCTAGAGACCTGAGTATGTAAAAATCCTTGTAGAGAAATCTGCGAGGGTTTTTCTTTTTAAGATAAAAAAAGGGGAGACATAAGCCCCCCCATAAAAGTTGTTCTGTATCTCTACAGAAACCCAAACAAAGACGGAAAGATAACTTTCCGCACAATGTTACTTAATGACATAGCGTTTTCAGTAGTGTTTGACAAGCAATCTAACACAAAATGTTGATTTAAGCATATTTTTACAACACAAAGTAAAGGTTGTTATCGTTTACCAAAGTATTTTGATGCTCCACGAATGCCAAAACTCGCAGCTATCGCGCACCCTAAAAAATAACGATAATATTCTGGCATTGTTTCCAACGCAACAAAACCATTAGCAACAATTTGCCTTCCCCATTCCCCACAGAAGGCAAGCACACATGGTGCAGCTAGAATTATGCTGAACATTTCGTCCTTCCAAGAATGCTGTGTGCCTTGAGCCATAATGCGCTCCCAATCCGCAACAGATGTTTCTTTTGACAAAAGGATTTTAGATTTTGTTTCTGCTTCAGTGAGTTTTAATTTTGCTTCAGCCGCGCTTTTGTCAGCCTTGCCTTGCAACCAGCCACCAGCCAGTTGTGCAATCGGGCCTATTAATGCTTGTATCATTTTCCATTACCATTTCTTTTTTGCAGTGCAGAAAATCCCATGAAGCTGACCACCACACCAAGCTGACCAAGAACTACCGTGTTCACAAATCCAAGTGTGGCTTGTATTCGATCAAGCGAAACGATTGGTGTGTACTGGACTGCCACTACAACCATAACGAATATCATTGATACCCACGCCATCAATCTTTGTTGGTCTGCCATACGATTTTCGTTGTCTAATCTGACAAATTCTTTTCGCAATCGCATTTCATCATCGCTTACGATTCCATCGTGATCTATGTCTAAATCTGCAAATTCAGAACCAACTTCCAGTGTTTTTTTTGCTGACATTTTTTACTTCCTTTTTGCTATGATATTCTTACTAAAAAGATGAACCCAAACAGTGCGCCAACTAAAATCAGAAAGAGTGCAACCCCAGCCGACCACTCTTTAATGGACTGCACCATCTCAAGTCTCTTGTACTGGTTTTCTCGTTTTTGAACTCTGATTTCTGCTTCGATTGACAAGAGTTCCTCCCAATGTGATGGGCCATAAACTACTGATATATAATCTTTTAATTCTGATCTCATAGCGGAAGCGCGTTTCCTCGCAGCGAAGATTTCCATTGCTTGACTTTCGACTCCACCCCCTAATATCTGAAACACACTTGGGTTTTTGTTCTTGTTTTCTAAAAAGTCTAAATCGGACATTGCACCTGCCCATTGAGAAAGTTGCATACCCATATCTTGCAAATCTTTCCCAACTTGCATTCCCTTTTTTAATGCAGAAAATGCGCTTGATGCCATAGAAATTGCAGTCACTACCTCAATCATTCGTGAACCGTAACTTTAGACGGATCAACAAACTTTGGAACGCAATATGCTTCAATTTTGTCTTGATGATAAACACGGCTAGTTGTCCAGCGTTCATTACCACCTTGCTCCAACCATTTCGCGTATTGGTTGCAAGTAATAATTGAATTAAACAAAACATCGCCGCCAGCGTCATGTGAAACGCCGTTGACCGTAAGCACCAAGAGGAAGGCCAGTAACACAACATTTTACACCCTTGCAGCATCAGGGCGTTTGCCAGCGTTTAGTGCCTCAGTGGGCGTTTCCGCAAGCGTGGCAGCGTCTTTGCGCTATAGTGCTGCTCTGTTCAACCATCCTTTTAAAAACTTTTTGTAAGAAGGTTTTCTTTTAACCAAATCACGATAAAAATCGGCTTGACGATTTCGCAAAGCGTTCATCATCGAACCTTCGTCAATCCAGTTCATAGCTGCTAATGATGCAGGGCCAATTGCGCCATCAACAGAGAGGTTTTCACCGCAGTCATTTGCTGCTCTTTGTGCCAATTTGTTTGCTTGTCGTGGCCCCATATTGACCGCCATATCAAAGCACTTAATTGCAACCTCGTCATGTTTCATTTTTGGATATGCTTTGCCATCCCAGAAGTGCGCCTTATAAACCTTTAAGGCTTGCTTTTTGGACAATTTTTTCATGTCCTCTGCATCAATGTCGCCATCGCCATCAATATCTAAATCAACGCCTGACTGTTTTACGAAACGTAATGAAATGCCCCAATTAGTTGCACCCCCTGCGTCATTTTTATCATTAACGTAACCACCCTCTACTTTTAAAACATGGTCGGCTGCGCGGTTCCAAACTTCTTCACTCATTTATACCCCCTGCAAGGTAAATACCAAACCCAAGAATAGCCAATACACAAGCGGCTAAAGCCTTTCCAAAAGCACTCAAAAAGCCCTTTTTTGCTACGCGATAGCCATCTAAAATACTTCTAATTTCCCGAATGTCGGTTGCTGCGTTTTCATCATGTAAGCCAAGATCAGCTAATGCACGTTTTGCACCTATGTGTGCCGATTTTGCAATCAGCGCGTCCATTTCGCTTTCCGTTAAGGTAAAATCGTGTTTGTTCATCTTACACTCACATTATTACATTTTGTAATTTTAACAGAAAACATTTTAATTTAAAATCCCAAAATTAAATGGGACAGTTAGGCCAAGTTATGTTACTTGGATTTTCTGTTGTGGGCAGATCGCGCAAAGCCTGTCGATATGTTGCCCACTCTTGTTTTTTTTCATCGGTTAAGGGGCTGTCAGGCAGTTGAGTATAGTCGCAACTCAAAAGAAGTTCATTTCTCCGTTTCCTTAAAAATTCTTCATCTGTATAAGTTTTATAAGCCATTTAAGCCTCTATCGCCAAAGCTAGAATACGTAGGCCAGAGTTTACTGTAACTGACCTGTCATTGCTGCTTGTGTTGTAAAATCTGATTTTAAATGTCGCCGTTCCTGTCGAACTATCTTTAATCGCGTGACAGGTTTCTTCGTGGCTTAGAGGATTATCATTAGTCCCCTGATAGCTGATATTCCTTGTCCAACTATCGTTTGTAGCTCCAGTCAGACATCCAGTGCTAGTTATATACATCATGGCACTAGCTTGGTTGTTATTACTATTTCCATACATAGAAAATTTTCGTGAGATCAGTATCTTTGAACCTGCTTGGACACCACTCAAGGTAAGCGTCCATGTATATTCGTCATTCCAGTTGTTAAGTCGAACAGAAGTTGTTGTTAAAAGGTTTTCCATTGTGCTTAAACCAGCAAGCCGATCAAGACTTATCGTCCCTGCCGTGATATCTGCGGCATTAAGCGTTCCGCGAATGACAGCATTTTGAAATTCTGCATTTCCAGTATCGCGCTCAATATTCCAACCAGCCGTTCCAGAAACAAAGTTGTCCGATTGGATGTCAGTGGTAACTTGGATAGCACCACTAATAGTTCCAAAAGACATTGCCGTGTTGCCCGAAGACCCCGATTTAGTAGCCGTAAAAGACAACGACCACTCTTGAATTGAAGTATTTGTAATTGAAACGCTTGGTTGTGTTTGCAACCAATTAGAAGGCAACCCAGTTAATTGTCCTGTTGAAAAATTGTGTCCAACGCCGCTACTTGAAAAAGATGGCTGGTTAGTCTGCAAAATTTGATAATAAATACGACCAGTAGCAACTGTGTCACCGTTCGTGCCATTACTACCGTCCTGACCGTCCTGACCGTTGCTGCCATTACTACCGTCCTGACCATCCTGACCGTCCTGACCGTTGCTGCCGTCCTGACCGTCCTGACCGTCCTGACCGTTGCTGCCATTACTACCGTCCTGACCATCCTGACCATTTGTAATTTCAGCTAAAGTTGTAGCCTGACCGCTTGCTACTTTTGCGCTTTCATTTTCGACTGAATCTACAGATGAAACCCAATAATAAAATGACTCTGAATTATTTAATCCAGTGTCAATAAATGAGTTACCGCGCACTTCGCCCAAAAAAGCGGAAGCACTAGAACTGTTGCTTGCGTTTTTATATACGTTTGCTCTCTTAAAATTTAGACTTGTAGGATTTGTCCATTTTAAACCTATTTGCCTCAATCCACCTGTCGCGCTAACACCTGTTACTGAACTTGGTGTACTTATGTTTTTTGACACATAATTTGTTATTTCCGTTGTAACATTTACTGAGGTTTTACCGTTTTCTGTATGGGTTTTTGAAAGTGAAAAATATTTATATGATGAGTAAACTGATGCATGGTGGGCAGCTACTTGTGTAGACATTCCAAAAAAAGTAATTGAAGTCTCAGATGCCCCTATCTGAAAGTTTTGATGAATATCAAGAGGAATTACTTGATTGTCGCTTGTTCTAACACCAGACTTTCTTAACGAAAAACTTGTATAAGCAAAATTGGGATGATTTCCAAGCGTAAATGGTAAATCAACTGCTAAGATTTCATTTCCATTTTCATCAAGATAATTAGCTTTTACTGGCGTTCCTATCGTTGGCGGTGGCACAACTTCTGTAAAACTGTCTGCAAGGGCCGTTCTAGTTAGATAATTATGATCCGTGGTGTTCCATTCATAAGAAGCGTCTTGATATTCTTCTAGGGAGACTTTAACTGCGCCTTCTGGCGTTAAATCATAACCAGAAATAATCCATTCTGTGGCAGTAGTTACAATGCTGTCAGTGCCAACATTTGCAAGTTTTTCTGGCTCAAACTTTACTGTAACAACATCGCCGACCTTTAAGTAAGAAAACTTAGGCTTTAACACAATGTCCATTGTGTTCGTCAAAGCATTTTCTTTTAACACAATAGATGCCAGCCGCTGCGCTCTTGCTTGATCTGTCACAAAAGCCAAATCAATTTGCTGTATATGTTCACGCCCATCACTTGTAATCAGTGAAGAACTTGATATTGGGTTAAAATCGCCTTGCTGATAATTGTTTTCAGCATCTGTAAAAGTACCAGAAACTTTATTAATACGAGAAGCAACTTCTGAGTTTATACTTATATTTACCTCAGAAATTATATCATCTTCTGTAATGCCCACCAGAATTGTTGAAACATCTTTTGGCACTATCAATCTGATAACGCCACCTTCCTCAACCAGTGTGCCGTGACAAGGCGCAAGAAGCTGTTCTAAGCTGGCAATAACTTCATCATTAAGAAACGCTACTCCATTAGTTGTGTAGCGTTTTTGAGTAGTAGCTGCACCAGCCTCATTCTGTATAACAACATCTTCATCGCATATGTCAGCCATTGTCCGAAACGATGCAAAATCAATATCCCCAGCCGCAACTTTCATACCGTTAATTAAAAAATCTAAAACGCAAAGTGCGGAGTTATTTGAGTATGCCCATGTGCTGCTTGTATCATATCTATGTGCGCCTGTGCCGCCGCCAATGCCGCCGCCATCTAGCCTTGGATCATATAGCTTGCGCCCCTCTACACGAACACGAATATTGGGTGCGCCCTGTGACCAAACTTCGTTGTTGTGGGTCAGCGTATAGGCCATCCAAGCATTGCCTGTCATTTTACAAGTATTTGTCCACGCAGTGTTCGTAATTAAAGCCGCTGTGTGGCTTCCACTGGCTGTGCTGTTTGCCCCACCGTTCAAACCAACTTTTATTCTTGCATAAGTGTAATATTCGCTTGAGCTAGAGGCCGTGGTGCCGCCAGAACTTGTTAATGAACCTACAAAGTCAGTCATTACTTTTTCGTTAAAATGTAACTGATCCGCATTATTTATCGGGCCTTCACCCAAATAAACCATTCTATATAAATCGCGGCTTTCAGAGCCAGCCGTTTCTTGAAAAATCAAGTGACCGTTTACAAGCATTTGCCCGTATATAAAACGCCGTGGGGCTGTCGTGCCTATTTGTAAACCTTGAATTTCAACCGCACGATTTCGCGCCTTGCGCCTCATGTCAGCTTCGATTTCAGCCGCTTTTATTTCGGCTATTCGTTTTGCGCCACCGCCAACTGCAAGAATAGAAGTAGCTGATGCAATATACATACCTGTTCCGACAGGTATTCCAACCTTTAACAAAAGTTCAACTACAAAGGCTTCAAATCCTGTCATAAACCCACCTTTTAGGAAAATCTTTACAGCTTATGGCAAGCCCATCTGTTGCTTCCAGAAACGCACCGCCGCCATGCCAGCCCAAACCCAAGCGATATGTATCATCATCTAAAATTAAATCGCCATCTTGCGGTGTTTTTGCTTTTGTAAAGCCAATCTTATTAATTAAGATTTCGTGCATATGACCTACGTTTTCGTAGCCAAGTTTTTCTGAAACATCTTCTAACTCTTTAAAAGACTTGGGCCAGTTGCGTTTATTAATAAAAATCGTTTCTTCTATTGTTTTAAATATTGGTGCGCCAAGTTTTTCAAAGTATCGACCAATAAACAAAACGCAGTCACTTTCGCCGTATTTAAACCGCGAGGACATTGACCGCATCATGTGGCTGTGTAGCGTCACTCACCAGCCCCCCAAGTTACTTTTTCTATTGTTCCGACACCACCAGCTAAAAATTGCAATGCTTGATCTGTGTTATCTTTTTCTTTTTGTGACGCATCACCCAAACCGTTAAATCTTGGTCGTGACCAATCTGAAAATTGACTGACCGTTTTTATTACAATAGTTGTGCTGCTTTTGCTGGTTTTATATTTTACGCTGTCAACTAAACCTTTATGAACTCTCACTAAATTTATATTTGCGTGTTCAATTGCACCGCTTGGATTCATCGCTGCATCATAAACAAAAGTTTCAGTTCTATTTATGTCGTAAGTGCTGGTTAAAAATAAATTTAAAAGTTCGTTATTAAGCCCAGAAAATATAATCTGTATGCCGTTTCTTTTTAACTCTGCCTGTTCTTTTATTGACTCTACTGCCATTACACCAGATGCACCGTAATATGTTTTTTCTGCATCATCATCTGGCCCATTTACATCAAAATTTAACTCAGATGTATTGAACCTTAATACACCGTCTGAAAAAGGAGCCGCAGTCCAGTTTGGAACAACTAATCTTATAAAATAAGCCCTCGCAAAATCACCAGCCCTTGCTGTTTGCGCTGTGCTATCGAATGCTCTCGACATTAATAACTCTCCAAGAAACTAAAGCCAAACTGACCTATAACTGGTGGCGCAATATCCCAACTAGCTTGATCGTCATTAGAAAGCCGCATGATACCCCTTGGCGCGTGTCTTGTGAGGTTTGAATTTGCTGCAAGAATACCGCGCAAGGCTGGTGCAAAACTTAAAGTTCCAGTGCCTGAGTTGCCTGTTAAATTTAAATCCGCAGTAATAAGTTTTAATTCCTGACCAGCCGCAGATGTAACGTGAAAATAATCGCCCTTTTTAAACGCTATTTTTGTTCCAGTGATAGATGAACTGCTTTCGCTGCTAGACCGCCCTACGGTGAAGCTGGTTGAGTGTGCCGCCACTTGTGCATTGTTTTCTAACACAACGGTTGCTGGTAGTTCAGATGCTGGTGTGTCCTTGCTAATATCGCCAAAAGCAAACGTATTAAATGGCCCCTCAAGTTGCGCCATAAATACTTTCAAATTCTCAAAGTCATCGCCTGATAAATTGTTCCAATTTGCAGTGCCATACCATCTCGCCGCTGGCAATCGAACATACTGACTTGAGCCAGTGAACTCAGAAACAAAAGATTGCGCTGAACCTTGCAGTCCAAAACTTAAAGACGATGGGTTTATAATGCTTGGGAAAGAAATTAATGCCATTATCTGCGCCCACTTATTTTACTGACTGAACCACCGTCTTGCATATCCTGATAGATTGAATTGCGCGTACTTTCTTTAATGACCGCCGCTTGTTGACGTAACCGCGCTTCTGTAAACTGGTCTGCGTTTCTAAAATCAAAACTCTGATGAATTGTGACACCGCCGCCGCTTAATTCATTGTTAGGTATCATGCGCCCTGCTTGGTTTGGCTGAAACACCTCTCTGCCACGCTCACCGACCACGTAGGCGCGATTGGGCATCACTGGCCCACCACCAGCAAGCATTCCACCAAACAAAGTCGTTGTCAGCCTCGACAAAGCCAACTGTGCTTGCATTACCAAGAATTGCTGCGCCAAGTTCAACATAAAGTTTCTAAATTTAAAATCACCAGAAGTGATAAATGAGTCCAAGCCATCTTCTAGGCTTTGATACATTTGCTGACCAAACTGCATTGTTTTTTCTGCGGTATTACCAGCCACCGCAGCCGCTGTTAAAAAGCCTTTTGTAATGTTGTTGGTTGTGTCCTGATAAGTCATGCCTAACTTTTCCAGCATCTTTTCATATTTTTTAGTTTGATTAAATAATGCAATAATACCGTCTTTTTCTTTTTGTTGTTCAGCCGTGAGTGCGCCAACTAATGGAATTTCCGCAGCAATCAATTTTGTCATCAATTCTTTTTGATTGTTAAATTCCTTAAAAGTTATTTCGCCGCTTTTCAGCTTTTCAATATTTGCTGCAATAGCGTCTGTAAGTTGTTGTTGTAGAATATGTGCTGCCAGTGGCGTAGCTGGCCCTGTGGCAGTTGCAGTGCTGCTTGGTGGCAAACCACCACCAGTACCACCTGTCGGGCCAATTGTGTCTGGAACTCCAAACTTTGGCCCAAGGTTCATTCTTTCTAATCTTGATGTAGCTTCGTCATAGAAAAAAGTGCTGTCTGTTGGTCGATCACCACTTGCCTGATTTGTTAAAAACTTGCCGCCATCAGTAATAATACTGTTTACAATTCCCTCTATTCCGCTGGTATCAACTTGAATATCTGGGCTTACATTTTTTAAAGTTTCTTCGGCTTTAAATGATTGCTGATATGCTTTTGTTATTAAATCTCCAACAATCGGTAAAGAGTTTTTAAAGCCTTGATTTGATATAACTCCTTTTTCTGTGATCGTATAACCAGACGTTTCAACATAGCCCATAAACTCATTAAAAGTAGTTCGATCCATTGTAGGATTTTGATCGCTTGATAAAAGTTTAACATTTTCAGACAAAACCGAAACAATATTTGCCATATTATTGTTATAAAAATGCGCCCCTGCTAATTGATTTCCATAAGACCCAGCCGTTTCTTGTGGGCTTTTACTTATTCTGTTGCTTTCACCAGCCCTTGTTTGTGCGGCTGCAAATACTTCAGCGGCACTTCTATGTTTGCCGCCGTAGGCATAGCCAATAGTTTCACTTAAACTTTTCTTAAAACCTTTCGCACCACTTAGACCAATTAAATCGCCAGCATTTACACTACCACTGAAACTTTCCATCTGAGTTCTCATTAAACCCATCATGGACGCCATCGTGCTTGCCAACCATTTTATAATAACATTGGATAGATTGCTTAAAATGCCGCCAGCAACCGCAGCAAGCCCCCCAGCCGCGCCAAACAGAATATAACCAACAAGACCCATGCCAGCTATTTGATTGTTTGTCAGTGCATTTGTCGCGTTGTAATTATCTGAAAGAACATCAAAAAAGTTGCGTATGCCATTAATGACGTTTCCAATAGTATCAACCGCACTTGCCGCAAACAAAACAGTATCTTTTAAGAATTTTGTAATTGTTGCTCCGACCTGTGTTGCGTTTTGCTTTAAAAACTTCATTGAGCTATCTAAATCTTCATTGATAACTCTTGCTGCTTCTTTCAGAAAATCAAAAACACCAGCTTCCATCACTGTTGCTTTAAGGTCAAAAATCTTATCGCCAATCATCGAAAGTGTACCAGTGAATGTATTCGACATTTGCTTGGCAACACCCTGCACAATACTGCCACCATCTTGAAACGCTGCTACTAGCTTTTTCTTGGTTTCATCTGCGCTGTATGAAACGCCAGCCGTAAAACCAAGCATTGCAAGAACGCCTTTTTCTCTAAACTGGTCAGCCGATGCTGCGCCAGCCGCAAGCATACGCATTAAGTTATTTGTGCTTTCTTCCATCGTAAGACCAGAAACTGCTGAAATATCAGCCGCAGCCCTCAAGAAAAAATCAACCTCTTTGATGTTACCTTTTAACTGTGCCGCCATACGGTTTGATGAACCAATTAAATCTTCAAAACTAAACGAAACCTCAGACGCAAACTGCCGTGTATTCTTAAAAATTTTATTGGCAATGTTTGTGTCTTTGGTAACAGCAACCATTTGAAACCGCACTTGCTCAAGCGTGTTTGCAACTTTAATAAAATCTCTAATTACTAAGCCAGCACCCAAACTAATAAACGCTGCTTTAAGTGAAAATATCTGTCTGGTCATACCGCGCATGACACCGATTGCGCGAGTAAATGCGCCTGTGATTACCCCTGCACTTCGTCTTGCAACGCCCTCAAGACTTCGCAAAGACCGCTTCGCGCTTTCTGCATCAACAAGAATGTTTAGCCTAGCTAGTGTACTCATTTTGTCTTTTCACTCGCAATTGTGACATATTCATTGTCCAAAGTTTGAACCAGTAGAATGAAACCCCAAAAATCTCTCTGGCTTGTCATTTCAGCAAATCGTGCAATTTCTCCAAAGGGGATTGCGCCAACCGCCATGCCTATGTTGCGACTTGATGTCAGGAACTGAAACGCTTCTACAATTTCTGATTCATCGTGGGTTATGTCTGGACGCGATTTTAAAAACGGCATTTGGATTGCATCAATTGTTCCATTAAGAAGTCGTTCTTCATAGTGGCCCCATTGCATTTGCCATCGAATCCAGATTTTTAGTTTTTTGCCATCCCTTCCAGCTTTTCATTTCTATAGTTTTCGTTGTCTTGTGCGTATTCAATTATAATCGCAAGAAACTCTTCAGCGGTTGGATCAGATAAAATCTCAAAGGCTTTTTCCTTTGTGTATTTCAGTTCTTTTCCATCCATCTTCAGACCATTCCAATCCAACAATATTGTTTCTGAAACAGCCCTTGCCATGATCTGCGATTGCATTTCTACATCTAGCTTTCCAGCATCGAACTTTCTTTGGTGCGGAGACATAAGTGCCGTAAATCGTTGTTTGAACTTTGGGTTGCCCATACGCGCCACCAGAAACGAGGTTTCATTGTCATATTCGACCCAGACCCCTTCTGATTGCGTTTTCTTGTCAACCTTTACGTTTGTTAAATCCATTATATTCTCCGTAGGTTAATGCGCGGTCTGGTCACTGCCTTTGACCGCGCTTTAGATTATGATGCGTCTGCCCTTGTGATCTTCAGAGTACACGCCTCTGTAGTGTCGAATTTACCTTGGAATCCCATTTCAACCATCACATCAGCATTTGAAGAACCAGCGACCACTGTGCCGCTTGTGAACTCCATCAGTGGGATTTCGAATGTATATGAGTTTCCGTTTGTGTTGGCATTATCTTCGACTTTGAATTTTAAACCTGAGTTTGTGCCAGCAATGTATTTGTCATAAAGTGCCTTGGTTTCAAAATAGACACTCATGTTGCCTGTGACCACAAACTGACCCAAACCAATATCAGCCGCGCCAAGTGTTCCGATTTGATTATTAATTCGCAAATTGTTTGCAACCGTCAAAGACAGGCTCATACATTTTGCCAAACCTGACAAACTATCGCCTTCTTGGATTAGGGTTACATCATCAATTGCGTTCATAACCTCTGTGGTACTTGCAGAGGCTGCGTTAGGGGCTTTTAGTTGTGTTGTATCACTTACATCTAACGTGCTTCCTATGCAGCTTACAGAGCCTGTGACGATGCTCCCAGCCGATAAATTTAATGTCATGCCATCAAAGACAATATCTTTTACTCTGTGAAAACCGCCTTGTCCTGATGCTACACCGCCGAATTGCTTTTCTAGCGTGTAGGCTTTTTTGGTTGTCCCATTTTTTAGGACGTTTGTGCTATATGCGCTGCACATAACCCCTTCAAATAAATCACACATACCATGATTATTTGTGCCGCCAGCGGAATATGTACCACCGTAAGACATTTCAAAATTAATGTCGCCAGCAACGGATGCGTCTGTGCGAATAAGATCAGATACATTTCGGTCTGGTCTGATTTCATCTGATTGCGTGTTTGTAATGTTGTAAGCTATGCTCTCACCTGTTATTCGCAAGGCTTTGCTTTCAACGCTTGCCGCTGCGACTGTTCCCCAAGCTGTTTGTGGAGCAAGCAACAGGGATGCGCGATTTGTATCTGTCATCGTGAACCTCTAAGTGGTTGCGTCCCTAAAATAGGGAACTGTTAAATTTAATTGGTATCTGCCTTCGACTACCCCGACTCTTTGGACGTTTGGGGATCGACAAACGATTGTGCCGCTGCTTCCACTGCTAAAGGTTTGATTCCGAAAAATAGCGGCTATTGTATCGGCATAAGTTCTTGCAGTGTTTGAGCCAGAGTTAGTATCTGTAAAAATCTGGATCGAAATAAGTCCTGTGTATCTGTGGCGCGGAGTTGCGCCTGTTAATTCAATTTGTGTGGCAGATGCGTTTTGAATAAAAATTGCAACATACGCGCTATCCGTTGGGCGAAACCCAACATTATCAAAAACAACTGGCGTAGTTGTCCAGTTGTCCTTCATCCGCTTTTCTATTGCTGCGCGTTCATCTGCAAAACTGCCCATTATTCCGCCTGATTATTACGTTTTGTAATATTATAGGACAAAGTTCATCCTTTATCTAGCTCTCTTAGCGTTGCATTTATTTCTGCTTCTACTTGCGCCACTGTTAGGTCAACAATGTTGTCCTTTAAATCTATAAATGGTGCATATTCTACGTTATTACTTATATAAACTTCGTTTTTTCCACTGATGTATCCAACTGTATTTTGTGTGTCTGCGCCGTAATACTCAGCCGCTGCGCTTGGGGCTTCTGGCAATACAGTTAAATCAACTACTTCCTCAGTAATATTCCAAGAGCCGCGCATTCGACCAGTATCCACTCTCGTATTGCCTTTCGCTTTATTTAAAACATCAAATGAAACTCTTCGAATTGCTGTTTCAACATTTATGCCAGCTTGTTCTATAAATTTAGAAACATCTAATTCAAAAGTTTTATTGCTCATAGTGAAACCGCCACATCGTAAGTTGCAACAAGATCACCCGAAAAGTTTGGAGTGACCTTAGTGATGTTGTAGCTCTTTGAATTAAACTGCACTTCATACCCAACCTCTGGCGCAAATTCTTCACCACTTCTTGCCATAATTAAAACAAAGTCTGATTTATCATAAGAAGCATCGCTTGCAGCTTTGGTCTTTGCGCTTGAAATTATTGCCTTACGTTCTTCTTCCTCAACTGTTTTTGTAATGACGCCTGTTTGTGCATTGTAGCTAGAAACCTCACCGCCGCGCATAGTGACCGTTGTGCCAAACTGGTTGACCATTTGGGCCGCTACTGGCCCTAAAGCATTATCAAGTGCTGTTGCCATGTCTTAGCCTTTTAATGGTGCGGAAAGTTCACCGCTGCTAATTGATGATGCGATAGCAGCGGCATTTGCATATTTCTTGTGGAGGCTTATGCGGAAATCTTGAATGTACATTTCAAACTTGAGCGTGTTGTCATAATAAGTGCCAATCATTAGTTGATCCAAAGTGTAATTCGTATTATCTGTGGTCGTGTCCTTTAATACGCCATCAAAATAATATGTAGTGTTGTTTGAACTCAACGAAGCATCCCTCTGCACTACAACGTGAACCCAGCTTCCGCTTGTTGCGGCAAAGGGGATGTTCGTTCCAGAAGTGCCGTTGAACCGCCTGTAATTTCCGCCGCTATGGATGCCCAATGCTGGCCCTTTTTCT